AAAATAATGTACGAAAATAGACACATCACAGAACCTAAATGGAAGAGTTGGATTGTGCAAACAACGACACCATTGTTCACACCAGATCAATGTAGACAGATTATTGAGTGTGGTAGAAAACAACCACCGCAAAAAGCACAGGTGGGTATGGGTAAACCCGGAGGTGGAACAGATACAAAGAAAAGAGTCACAACAATATCGTGGATACCATTTAAAGAAATGGGGCATATGTATCGTGATCTTAATAACTTTATACAGAAAGCAAATGAGAATCATTTTGGATTTGGAGACATACAAGTCACAGAGAATGCACAATTTACAGAGTACCCAGAGGGTGGGTTCTATGATTGGCATATGGATTGTGATGTAAACATGGCTCACGAACCACCAGTCAGAAAAATATCAATGACGTTATTGTTAAATGACCCGTCTGAATTTGAGGGTGGACATTTAGAATTAATGTCACCAGGTAGTTTTGGAGAATTAAAACAAGGCCATGCTATTATGTTTGCATCGTTTATAAATCACAGAGTACAACCAGTGACACGTGGTGTTAGACAGTCACTCGTTGTTTGGTTTGGAGGTAAACCCTTTAGATGATCAAAGAACAATTTTTTCCAACAATTATATATGGTAAAGATGTTAAATTAAATAACCAATTATTTGCTAATGAAATAGTTGAGTGGTCTAGAAGAGATCCTGGTGTCAAGAAAACAAATCGTAACGGATGGCACTCTACAACAGAGATGCATAAAATACCTGTATTTAAACCTTTAATAGATGAATTATTTATAATGATGGAAGATATATGGCAAGAAGAGTGGTTAGACAAAGAACCTATACTAGGTAATATGTGGGCTAATATAAATCCACCTGGCGGATATAACAGACCGCACGTGCATCCTAACAGTCATTTTAGTGGAGTATATTATATTAAGGCACCTCAAAACTCTGGACAGATAGTATTTAACGAACCAAGATTAGGTGCACACATGGTTATGCCATCTAGAAAGAAAGGAAGACCACCTAAACATTTATGGAGAGAAGTTCAATTAGATCCTATTGAGGGTAGAATATTAATTTTTCCGTCTTGGCTTTGGCATAATGTTGAACCAAATCTATCTAATGATATAAGGATATCAGTAAGTTTTAATTTTATACAATATGGCTTTCAATAAATATCAAGTAATCAAAGGTGCAGTAAGCTACGAGTTAGCTAATTTTATATTTAACTATTTTCTTCTCAAAAGAGATGCTGTTAAATTTATGTACGAAAATAATCTAACCTACGATACAGGAATATTAGGAACCTGGACAGATCGACAGATACCTAATACTTATTCACACTATGCTGATTTTGCCATGGAGACATTATTAGTAAAGATGTTGCCCGTAATGGCAAAAGAAACAGGACTTAATTTAATACCTACATATTCGTATGCTAGAATATACAAAAAAGGAGATGAATTAAGAAGACATAAGGATAGACCCTCCTGTGAGATATCAACCACTTTAAACCTAGGTGGAGATCCCTGGCCTATATTTATCGACGGTACGGGGGCTGACAGCGTCATAGACGAGTATAAGAAGATACATAAGCCCAATGCACCCAAAGGCACTAAAGTCTTGCTTGATGTAGGCGATATGCTAGTATATAGTGGATGTGA